CCCTGGTGGCTCGAAAAAAAGAAACAAAGCTCGCGAGGCTTGAAGCGATGGTTGCCGCGGCCAGGAGGGCCAGGTCATGAGCGAGCGCTGGAGAAAGCTCCCGGAAAATCCAAAGTACGAGCTGTCCGACATGGGCCGGTTGCGTGGACCGGGTGGGATATTGTGCATGCCTGACGTCAGCAACCGGCCTGTCGCCAGGGCCCGGTACGCGGTTTCGCTCGGCCCGGATAAGCGGGCATACTTGTTGGTCCAGGAAGGAATGCGTCGGGTGTGGAAGGTCAAGTTTGTTCCGACCGTCGCGTGGGTGCGCGAGGTGCGGGCCGCGGCAATGGACGCGTTTGAAGAGCGCCGGGCTGCAAAGCGTGCGGCCAAGGCGGCTGCGAACGCCGATCGTCGTCGCTCCAAACAGCCGGAAAAATGCGCGGCAACGCGTGCTGCCGAGGCAGCTCCGAGGCCGAAAGAGCCGACGCAGCTTGCCAGGGTGGACGCCGGCGGCGTGGAGATGTGGAAGCAGTTGCCGGATAATCCGAGGTATGAATTGTCGAACCAGGGGCGGCTCAGGTCCCCGTCCGGGCTGCTCAGCCCGAACGTCAACGGGTCCAGCGCTGCGACGGCGAAGTATCAGCTTTGGGACTCTGAAACGCGCGGTCAGACCAGCCTGACCATACGTCTGGGCATGGCCCAGGTTTGGGGTATTGCATTCACGCCAACCGTGGCCTGGATCCTTCAGGTGCGCAAAGAGGCGCGCGAGGCGCGTGAGTCTGGACGGTGCAAGCCAAAGGCCCAGGAGCACGGCACTGGGTCTGCCCCTGATGCTTCGGGCGAACCTGCGCAGGAAAAGCCGGAGCAGAGTGCGGCGTCCGGAAAATCTTCGTCGCCGTCTTCAGGTGACTGCATGGATTGTCCTTTCACTACGCCCGGCAAGATGGACAAGGCGCAGCTGCCGCCGGGCATCACGACGTGGGACTGTGCAGAGATGGATCCGATGACGCAGAGGGGTGAGAACGGGGTGTGGATCTATGTGCCTGCAACGGCTGCGGAGCGGCGGCAGATCCGCGCGGCGCACAAGGAACGGATGAAAGAGAAGCAGGAGGCGGCATGAACATGATGGAGATGGCGGAGATGGAAGAGGCAATTGATTCGGCGTGGATGGAATACTGGGCCGCTGTCTATCCGCACCGTGCGCGTTATCCGGAAGCATGTCCGAAGCGGTCCGGAAATTTCGAGAAAGGATTTCGCGCCGGGGTGGCGTGGGCGGTGCGTCAAGCCAAATGTTCGCCATCGTCCCATGCTGTGGGGAACATCTCGCAATATCCGCCCGCGACGGAGCAGCCGGAGGAGGAAGTATGAAAAACAAGCTGATTGATCTGAACAACCACCTGTTTGCGCAGCTGGAGCGTTTGAATGACGAGGAGACTACCGGGGAAAAGCTCAAGGAGGAAATCGAGCGATCCAGGGCGGTGTCTGTTGTCGCAAGTACCATTATCGCCAACGCAACCCTGGCCCTCGAGGCGCAGAAGGCTTTGGCCAGCAAGGTCCATCGTCTGCCGCCCATGATCGGGATCAGCGATGAGTAAGCATCAGTGGGCAGATGATCAGGTGGCGTGGCTGCGGGAACAGTATTTGCGCATGGACCGTCGGCGTCTTCTGGCCGCGTTCAATGAGTTTTTTGGGTGCAAGGTGACGGTGTCCCAGTTGCGTGGGGCGATGGGCAATCACAACATTCGTCAGCACGTCAGGACGGGGCGGTTCGTCGCAGACTCCGAACCTTGGAATAAGGGCGTGACTGGGTACATGGGCCCGAACAGGACGAGTTTCCGGAAAGGTAATACTCCGCACAATGCCAAGCAGCTCTGGCATGAACGAATCGGAAAGGATGGTTATGTCGAGATGCAGGTCCCGGAGCGGAATCCTTACACGGGATATCCGACCAGATACAAGCAGAAGCATGTCTGGATCTGGGAGCAGGCTCACGGAAAGCGGCCAAAGGGTTGCGCAATTATTTTCAAAGATGGTGATCGATCCAATTTTGATCTTGAGAACCTGGAGCTGGTCACTAGGCGGGAACTGCTTGTTCTGAACCAGCGCGGCTATAGGTCCGCTCCCGACGAACTCAAGCCGGTGATACTGGCCTTGGCCAAGATGGAGGCGAAGGCGGGGATCAAGCCGCCACGCTGCAAGAAGGAGGGGATGTGAGCGAGTATCTTAAAAGGCCCTGCCCAACAGCATGCCCGTGGCTCGGTTCGCCAGATTGTGCCCTATGCACGGCTCTCGAGCGCTTTGTCAGGCATTACGTCCACGGTCCTGTGATCTGCCCGATGGACGAGCGTGAGCGTGAGTTCTGCGTTGTGGAGGCAGACAGTTGCGGCGAGGGGATGTTTTCGGAAGACAAGCTACGGCTCATGAATGACCAGGAGTTGGCTAAGTCCGTCATTACGGCATGGAGCGCCTATGTCTTGTCAAACTGCATGTAGCGTGATCGCACCAGGCGTGCGCGTCCGTGTCGACGTTCCGGCTGGTTGTCGTGACCCGTGGGTCACGCAGAAGGCGGACTGGCGCGGGGACGTGGTGGGGGCGGCGGAGGACGTCGGGCCGGACGTGTGGCGGGTGCGGTTCGTGCCGCCCTGGTGCGAGCTGGACATCGTGCGGGTCATGCCCGGGGTGGCCCTTGAGATCGTTGAGGCACCGGCCCGGGCCGGGGCGGTCACGGGCATGGGAGTGGGGGCGCGGGTGCGCGTCAAGGCCGGCGCCGGGTCCGAGGCTGGCGAGGAGCATATCGTCCGCGTCCGGGGCCGCGTCGGGGCCGTGATCCGCGAGTGCGTTCTTGCGGCGTCGTGCATCGTGGCGGAGTTCAGTGGCGCGCCGCGGCCGGTGATGATCCCCAGGAAATACCTGGATGCTGTGCAGGCGGGGACGGTGAAACAAAAAGCCGGTGGGCAGATACGGCTGCAGATGGGGATGTGATGCCGGGTGAAATCAAAATCGTCGAGGTGGTGAGGTCGTGAGCGGCAAGATATTCGAGGATGTGAAGTCGGTGCTCGTGTATCTGCAGGAGACGCGGCAGATCGGGCAGGCGAAGCTCTACAAGGATGTGCGGGCCGGGTATCTGCGGCGGCAGAAGGACGGGACGTTCAGGCTCTCGGATGTGGATCGCTACGCGGCCAGCCTGAAGCCGCTCTCGCTGCCGCAGAAGGAGACGGACAACCTCTCCGCTCTGGCTGCGCAAGAGCAGGAAGAGCGCGTGCTGAGCATGCAGGAGAAGCGCAGGCGGCTGGTGTTCGAGCGCGAAGTCAAGGAAGGGAAGTACATCCCGCGTGACGAAGTCGCCCTGGAGCTGGCCGGCCGCGCCATGGCCTTGTCTGTTGGGCTGCGCAGCGCGCTGCAGGTGGCAGCTCCGGATCTCATCCTGGCCGCCGACGGAGACAAGAACCGTGGGGACGACCTGGTGCGGGAAATCGAGCGGCATCTGGACGAGGCCCTGAACGAATTTTCCCGGCCCATGACGTTTGCCATCAACCTCCCCGAAGACGAGCATGTCCAAGAGTAAGCGCATATCGGCGGAGCTTCCGGCATGGCTACACCCTGAGACGGCCAGCGCCGTCCGGAAGATGGCCGCCAAGGGCCGGCGCTCCTGGGATGTCCGGATGAGCCGCGGCGAACGCGCCGTCTTCCGGAAGCGTCGGCAGATGCGGGTCAGCGAGTGGGCCGAGGGGCACCGGGTGGTGCACAACTCCTCGCTGCCAGGCAAGTGGAAGAACGCGGCGAACCCATGCCTTGCTGGGGTCATGGACGCGAGTTTTTATCCGTCGGTGCAGACGGTGTCGCTCATGAAGGCCCCGCAGATCGGCGGGACCGAGGCTGTGCACAACTGCATCGCCTACGCCATCGACCGTGCACCTGGCCCGGCCATGTACGTCTACCCCGACGAACTGACCGCACGCGAGAACGCCGTGGACCGCATCATCCCCATGCTCAAGGCCAGTACCAGGCTGTCCGAGTATCTGACGGGGATGGCCGACGATCTGTCATCCATGCGCATCAACCTGCGGCACATGCCCCTGCATATGGCCTGGTCCGGATCTCCGGCTCGACTGGGCAACAAGCCCATCCGCTACCTGGTCCTGGACGAGCTCGACAAATACCAGAGCAGCAAGCGCGAGGCGTCGTCCGAGGCGTTGGCGGAAAAGCGCGTGACGACGTGGCGGCGCAAGGCGAGGATCTGGAAGTTGTCGACGCCGACGCTCAAAGGTGTGGGCATCCATGCCGCATGGACGACTGCGGAGGCGCGGTATCGGTATCATGTGGTGTGCCCGTACTGCGGAGCTGAACTGCTCATGGAGTTCGAACGGATCCGGTGGCCAGAGGATGTGCAGGATCCTGTGGTGCTGCTGTCCAGGTCTTTGGCCTGGTACGAATGCCAGCATTGCGATGCGGACTGGTCGGACGCGGACAGGGACAGGGCTGTGCGCCTGGGCGTGTGGCGCGACGAGGCTTCCGGAATGGCCCTCGAGGAGCATCTGCACGCGGCGTCGCCGATGAATATCGCGTTTCACATCCCGGCGTGGATCTCGCCGTTCTCGAGTCTGTCCAGGATCGCATCCAGGGCGCTGGCCTACGAGCAGACCAAGGACGAGGAGATCGACAAGGACCTGCAGAACAATTTCAAGGGCGAGCCCTGGGAAGCGCGGCATGCGCTGCGCGCGGAGGATTCGATTCTGGCGCTTCGGGACGACAGGCCAAGGGGGCTGGTGCCGGGTGGCGACCAGGTCGCGGCGCTCGTGGCCACGGTGGACACCCAGGACGACGGGTTCGTGTACGAGATCCGGGCCCAGGGCTGGGGCATCGCCGAGGAGACGTGGTGCATCCGGGAGGGCTTCATCCCCGTTGATTGGGATGTCCGCTCCAGGCCGCTCGGCGATCAGGCTCCCTGGCCGTACCATCCCGGCTTCGATGCTTTGAGGCGCGTGCTGTGGGAAGAGCAGTACGTGGATCCGGACGGAGTGGTCTACCCGGTGCAGCTGGCCATCATCGACGCCATGGGCCACTACACGACGGAGGTGTATGATTTCTGCCGCGCCCACAAGGGGCTGATTTTCCCGTATCAGGGCGTTCGGAGGATGAACGTCAAGTACAGTTACACGAACCTGATCCACTACCCGGGGACGAACAAGCCGATTCCAGGCGGCTTGAAATTGCTGCGCGGCCACTCCACGTTCTGGAAGGACCGGCTTGCGACCAGGTTGCGCGTGGCGCCGACGGATCCGGGCGCGTGGCACTATCACAGCGAGGTGTCCGAGGCATGGGCCAAGGGCATGTGCGCGGAGTACAAGGACGAAAAGACGGGCTACTGGGAATGCCCGAAAGGAGCGGCGAACCACTCGTGGGACGTTGCGCATTATTTCCTGATCGCGGCGGACATCCTGGCGATCAAGATGTGGGAGCGGCTGCCTGCTGAGCCGCCGCCTCCGCCGCCGACGCAGGGGAAAAATCCATATACCGGGGGGGTGCAGATGTTCGGGAGAAGCGCATGACGCCGGCCGCGAAACGGTTTGTCCTGATTGTGGAGTCGGCCAGGGCCGGCGTGATGTACGATGCCAGGGACGGGGCTGTCTGCCCGTGCTGCGGCGCGGCCATGCTGCGCGTCTACAAGACGATGCCGCTGCAGGACGGCGTCCGGATCCGGTATCACAAGTGCGACAATCCGGAGTGTGTGCTGTGTGCGTTGTCGGAGGGGATCAAGAGCCTGGAGGAAAATTGACCAGGGCGGGCGCGGTCCTTGACAAACAGGAATAAAGTTCCTATTTTTGAGCCAAGGACGACTGATCTTGTATAATCGTGCAGCATAGGGGGAATCATGCAAACGTCTGCTCATATCAGCCCGGCCGAAGTCCGTGCCTTGCGCCTGTCCGCCAGGATGACCCAGGATGCGTTCGGCGCCCTGGTCAATGTTTCCGGTCGCCAGGTGCGCAAGTGGGAATCGGACGGGGGGCAGGGCTGCCCTGCGGAGAAGTTTGAAATGCTTCGGGGGAAGCTGGCCGGGTCGCAGCGGTCCGGGGCCTATATCACGGGGCGTGTCTTCGGCCTGCTCGACTTGGCGGATCCGCTGGGCTCGGCGGAGCTGGCCCAGTGTGACATCTATCCGGCAAAGTATTTCGCTCTGGCGTATCGCAAGCGGCGGTTGTCCGCACAATACGACGCAGCGCTGGCCGCTCTCCTGGAAGATCTGGATTCGTTCCCGGACGGCCCGATGTCGGACGAGCAGAAAAGTCATTTCTGGCTGGGGTGGCATCATCAACGCCGGGACATGCGCACGGGTGGCGCTGGGGCTGCTGGCGCAAACGGCGCGTAGAAACGACAAGGGACGGACTTGCCTCCGTCCTTTTTTTTGCGAATAATGCGTCAAAAAATACGCAAAAGAGGGGTAAAAAAAATGAAAATTGAAAAAGTGCAGCCGGCGCTGCGGATCAGTGTGAAGGCTGGCGGGGAGACGGTGAAGCTCAGGCTGTATGACGCGGTGCGCTTTGGCGGGCCTGTCGGGTTGTATCGGGTCAAGGTTGGCCGGGAGTGGATGAGGACGGACGCCGAGAAGTATCTGTTTCTGACACCGGCGGCGGCGTTGGGGCTGGCGGCGCGAGAAGCGGGCATCGTGATCCGGGAGCAGGACGCGCCTGGGGTCCGTCATCATGACCGGGTGCGCGTGCGGGTCGGCGTGGACGAGGCGGGCCGGGACAGATACGAGCGAGGTTTTGTGACCACTCCGCCGTTCCAGGGCCTCGACGGGCGATGGAGGGTGTTCGCCCTGGTGGCCGGAGGCGTCATGGAGGTGATGTGCGGGGACCTGGAGCGCGTCGGGCCATGATCCGGCGGGCTTTTTTGTCCAAGGATTTGACATAAGCCAGCGTCATGCTGGCTTTTTTCGTTTTTTCTCCCTGGTAATTTACCAGCAAGGCTGTTTTTTTCTTCCACGTTTTCCCGGCCTGCGTGATTTGTTGGGCTACTTCTCGTTTTGAGACTACCTCCAACGCAGGATGGGCATGGCAACTCTCGCAGAACTCCAGGATGATCTGGCCAAGTACAAGGCCGAACGGGACAGGATCCTCGCGCTCGGGTCCAGCTACGGCGCGGATGGCGTGACCAGGTCGTCCGCGGCGCTGGAGACCATCAACCGCGAAATCGAGCGGCTGGAAATGCGCATCAGCTTCGCCACGTCCGGCGCCTCGCACACCAACGCCGTCTTCGGGGGCCGGGGATGAGGCGCCCGGACCTGTGGACCCGTATCCTGGCCCGCGCCATTGGGGCCGTCGCCCCAAGGACGGCCCTGCGCTACGCGGCCAGCCGGGCCGCCCTGTCCTCCTACATCGGCGCCGGCGGCAATGACCACAATGCCAACTGGCGGCCGACGCGCAAATCTGCTGACGCCATCCTGCGCACCGATGCCGCCTCGCTGGTGGCCCGTGCGCGGTCCCTTGACCGCAACAACGTCAACGTGGCCGGCGCCCTGCGCAAGATCGGTGACAACGTCGTACACACCGGGATCAAGCCGCAGTTTACGGACGCGGCCGGCAACGCCTTGCCCGTGCTGGAAGCGGACTTTGCAGCCTGGGCCAAGCGGAACAGGTTTTACACCTGGTGCCAGAAGCTGGCCCTGCGGCATTTTTGGGTGGACGGCGAAATCTTCGGGAACCTGTGGGTTGACCCGCGCCGGATCCGGGAGCGGATCAACCCGTTGCGTGTGGAGATGCTGGAGCAGGATCTGCTTGACGCCGCGAAGGACGGGGCCAGGGACGGCGGCGTGATCCGGCGCGGCGTGGAGCTGGACGCCTACGGCGACGTGGTGGCCTATCATTTTCTGACGAGCCATCCGGGAGACTACCTCCCTGGTGTGCCGTTGGATTCCGTGCGCCTCGATGCCGGCCGCGTGGTGCATCTGTGGATGCCGCTGCGCGCCTCGCAGACCAGGGGCGTGTCCATGCTGGCGCCCATCGTCGAAGAGATTAAGGACCTCTCCGAATACAAGGCGTCCGAGCGTGTGGCCGCGCGGCTCGCGTCCGCCTTTGGCATTTTCGTGAAGACCACGATTCCAGAACTCGGAGCCGGCCAGTTCCCGCAGCGCCCAGGCGTGGCCGCGTCGGCGACCGGCGGATACTCAACCCTGCCCGACTACCTTGAAACGGGCCGCATCCAGACCTTGCCGGCCGGTTCGGAAATCCAGGTTGCCGAAGCGTCAAGACCGTCGAGCCCTTACGAGTCCTACGTCAAAAGCTCCAACAAGGACGCGAGCGTTGGATTCGGGCTGAGGTACGGCAACTATTCGCATGACTACGCAGACAGCAGCTTTTCCTCCGAGCGCTCGGCGTCGCTTGACGAACGGCGGGGCTGGGTCGGTCAGCAGCTCATGCTGCAGGACGGATGGTGCGATCCGATTGTGCGGCGATGGCTCGAACTGCAGTACGCGACCGGCCTGACGGACATTGCGCCCGCGGATGTCAAAGTCACCTGGCAGGCTCCGGGCTGGCCCTGGGTCGACCCGACCAAAGACGCGACAGCCAGCGAAAAGAAGCTGGCCATGCGCGTGACCACACGCCGCGCCATCTGCGCCGAGATGGGCGTGGATTTCGACGAGGTCGTGGACCAGCTTGTGCGAGAAGAGGCGCGACTGTCGGCCCTGTCCAAGATCAATCAAGGAGATGGCAATGCCCCCCAGAAAGAAAGCTAAAAAACTTGGCGAGTCCAAGCAGGATTTTTTGAAGCGCTGCAGCGCTGAGGCCGTCGAAGCCGGGTCAACCGAGGCCCAGGCCATGGCCATGTGCACGGCGTCCTGGAACAAGCAGCAGCTGGCCGCCTTTGTCGACGACGGCGTGTTGCGGTTGTCCGCGCCGGTGGAACTGGCCCAGGCCGAGGGCGCCGGCGAATCCGCGCCGCGCCGGTTTTCGGTGCTGGCGTACACGGGCAAGCTCATCGACTGGGGCTACTGGGGACGGTTCATCATCGATCTCGCGGGCATCCAGCTGTCAAAGACCAAAGTTCCCGCGCTCCTGAACCATGATCGTGACCAGATCGTCGGGACCATCGACACCTCGTCGGGAGACGAGAACGGTTTTTATGTGGCGGGCTCGTTTTCGAAGGTCACCGACGCAGCCAAGGAAGTGCTTGGTCTGGCTGACGAGTCGTTCCCGTGGCAGGCGAGCATCGGCGTGCAGGCCACAAAGATCGTCCAGCTGGCCAAGGATGCGACGATGCAGGTCAACGGCCAGACGGTGACCGGGCCGTGTGACGTCTGGACAGAGTCCCGAGTGTTTGAAACCAGCTTCTGCCCGTTCGGGGCAGATGACGATACCGCGGCCGTGTCCATGGCCGCGGAAACCAACCCTGCCCCGAAAGGGCCTATGACGGAGGTTCACATGAACAAGAAATTGAGAAAGCTCCTGGAGAAGCTGGGCCTCGACCCGTCCTCCACGGAGCAGGAAGGCCTGGCTTTCATGGCCGGACTGGATCCTGAAACCCTCTCCAAGGAGCTGGCCGCGTCTGCAGCCGCTCCCGCAGATCCGGCCCCCGCGGCCCCCAAGCCCGCAGCGGCCCTGTCCGGCAAGGACGTGCTGGAACTGATGGAGCGCGGCAAGCTCATGGGCATTGCCGAAGACAAGCTGCGCGAGATTGCCGGGCAGTGCGCGTCCCTGGACGAGGCGACCCTGCAGCTTGTGGAACTCATGGGCCAGGTGGCCAAGCCTGTCGGCGCCGGCCGCGTGGAGTCCGGACGAACCGAAGCCGAGAAGTTCGCCCTGTGCGCCGAAGACGCCCTGTGTTTGCGCTGCAACGTGCGGCCCGAGAAGCCCGCTCCCGGCTCCACGGAGCTGCAGGGCTTCACGCTGCGCGAGCTCGCCCGCGAGTACCTTGAACGCTCCGGCGTGTCCGTGCGCAGCATGGACAACAAGACCCTGGCCGGCGTGGCCCTGGGCGTCGTGAGGCTGGGCGGCATGCACACCACGAGCGACTTCGCCAACATCCTGAGCAACGTCGCCGAAAAGATCCTGCAGAAGGCATACGAGGTTGCCCCGAGCACCTGGCAGGCCTGGTGCGGCGTGGCCAGCGGCATCGACTTCAAGAGCGTGGACCGGCCGCAGCTCTCCGAGGCCCCGTCTCTTGAGCTCATCAACGAGCACGGCGAATACACGTACGGCGGGTTCACCGACTTCAAGGAAACGAACCAGATCAAGACCTACGGACGGAAGTTCGCCATCACCCGTCAGGCCCTGATCAACGACGATCTGGGCGCCCTGCAGCGCATCCCGCGCGCGTTCGGCGGAGCGGCTGCCCGCCGCATCAACGACCTGGTCTACGCCATCCTGACCAGCAACCAGACCATGGCGTACGACAGCGTGGCCCTGTTCCACGCGGATCACTCGAACCTCGCCAACCCCGCCGCGGCTCTGTCGTCCACGGCCCTGGGCGTCGGGCGTACGGCCATGCGCAAGCAGACCGGCCCCAAGGGTGCGACCCTGAACATCGCCCCGCGCTACCTGCTCGTGCCTGCGGCCCTGGAGATGACGGCCGACGTGCTGCTGCGCTCCGTGGCCAGCACCGACAGCGAGAAAAATGCCGGCGTGGTCAACCCCTGGCAGAACGCCCTGGTCCCGGTCGTCGAAGCACGCCTGGACGCCACCTCGGACAAGTCCTGGTATCTGGCCGCCGACCCGACCCAGCTCGACACCGTCGAGGTGATGTTCCTGGACGGTGTCCAGACCCCGTACATCGAGGAGCTCGCCGCATCGAACATCGACGGCAGGGAGTTCAAGGTCCGCATCGATGTCGGCGTGCGCGCCCTGGATCACCGGGGCATGTACAAGAACGCCGGCGCCTAAGAACCAGTAACGACGCGGCCCGCCCAGGCGGGTCGCGGATGAGGATCGCGATATGAAAAACTTTGTTAAAGAGGGCAGGATGTTGTCGTGGACCAACGGGACTGGCGCTGCGGTATCCGCAGGTGCGTTGGTTGTCGTTGGCAGCACGCCTGGCGTTGCTGCAGGAGATATCGCCAATGGCGCTGACGGCGAACTGGCGACCGAGGGCGTGTTCACCCTGCCGGCCGTCAATACTGCGGCTATCACCCAGGGCGCGCCGTGTTACTATGATTCCTCTGCGAAAAAAATCACCCCCACTGCCGAAGACAACAAGTACGTGGGCATTGCGTGGACGGCAAAGGCCGAAGCGGGGACGACCGTGGATGTCAAGCTCGCCGTTGGATATCATCCCGTGGTGAATGAAGTAGCATAAACCCTCACCCCCTTGATATAGGCCCGGGGCTGGTCTCCTTCGCTCCGGGCCGTTCTTAAAGGACTGTCATGGCGGATTTTGCGGACATAGCGGCGACCTGCGAGGCCAATTTCCGGGAGGACGCCCTGGCGGCCAGGACCGCTTCCGCAGCACATGGCGGCTCGGATCTGAGCGCAACGGAGTGCGAAGAGTGCGGCGAGCCCATACCGGAAGCGCGCCGGAGGGCCGTTCCAGGGTGCACCAGGTGCACGGCATGCCAGGCTGAATGTGACCGGAGAGTGCGTGGCTAGAATCAAGACCTACATCGCGGGGCCCATGACCGGGATCTTCAAGCTGAACAAGCCGGCGTTTCGGGAGGCCGCCGCGCAGCTGCAGCGCAACCTGGGGCGCGTGGTGCTCAATCCGGCCACCTTGCCGGCAGGGCTCGCGCAGGCCGAGTACATGGACATCTGCCTGGCCATGATCCGCAGCGCGGACACCGTGTACCTGCTGCAGGGCTGGGAGCAGAGCGCCGGAGCCCAGGCCGAATACCACTACGCCAAAAAGATCGGGCTGCGGATCGAATACCAGGGGGGAGTCTGATGACGGATGCGGACTGGATCAAGTTCCTGCTGGGCGTCATTTCCACCGTCGTCTTTTCGGCGTTGTCCTATCTGGCCGGGGCCAAGGGCAAGATGACCGCGGCAGCCTGCGCGAAGTGCCAGGACGCATGCAAGCGCGAGATGCTCGCCATCATGGAGGGCATCCGGACCAAGCAGGCCGAGCTTTCGATCAGGCAGGACGAACTGGACCACGACATCGGCAAGAAACTGGATCTCTTGTTCCGGATGCTCCGGGCGACGATCATGCGCCTGCCCATCGACGAGGACAAGAAGGCCGAAATCATCAACGACAGGGGTTCC